ATTTCCGGCAACCATGACCGGGCTAATCTGCGCTCGCTTGCAGTTTCTGCTGGCTGGAACCAGTCGGACTTTTTGAACGTAACTATCGACGCCAACGCAAACATTTCCTCCAGTACGACAGCTACTGCCGCATTTACCATCAACGGCTCTTACCCCAACGGTATTGAAGTCACCAACAACGGGTATATCGTTGGTATGGGTGGTAATGGCGGTAACATGGATAACGCTGGTTTGCCGGGTGGCCCAGCTCTGGCTGTTAGCTCTGCCGTATCAATCCGCAACACTGGTGTTATTGCTGGCGGTGGCGGTGGCGGTGGCGCTGGATACACTTGGGGCTGGAACGGCCTTAACCGCTCTTCTCCCGGTTCTGGTGGTGCGTCAGGTCTTACTGCTGCCTCTGGTGGTAGCGGCTTGCCCGGCTGGTCTGGACCCGGCTACTCTTCCGCTGGGCCTAACTCACGCGGCTTGTACGCCACTGGTGGCGCTTCGTACAACTGGGGTTGGGGTGGCAGGATGTCGTCTCCCGGCGGTATTGGTGGTGCTTGGGGCACTGCAGGCGATAATGGCGGTACCGTGGATGGTGTTTACAACTACACCGGCTATGCAGGCGGCGCAGGCGGCGCAGCTGTTACTGGCAACGGAAACGTTACATGGTTAGCTACTGGCACACGTTACGGTGCGCTGGTATAAAGGACACTTATGACAGCAGTTCACATCAAGGCGTTTCGCGGCCAAGTCCCACGGATCAGCGAGCGGTTGCTCAAGCCCAACAACGCGGCTACAGCGCTAAACTGCAAAATCACAGCCGGTAGTTTGGACCCACTGTCTGGCATTGGGCGCGTGTACGACGCCAACAGAACGGTTGAGACAATCTACCGCTACCGCGCTTTTTCTGGCGGGGCGTTTGCCGACAACTGGCTTACATGGTCTGACCACGTAGACGTGGTGCCGTCCCCCAACGCCAACGACCCGTATGGGCGTATCTACTTTAGCAGCGAAGTGTTCGAGCCTCGCATGTCTTCCTACGCCTTGGCTGTTTCGTCGGCCCCGTACCCAACAGCGTGGTATGCGCTTGGCGTAGCAGCACCAACAACGGCTCCTACCGTTGGGCACACTGGCGGAAGCAGCACTACAGAGTCTCGCTCGTATGTTTACACGTACGTCACTGCGTTTGGTGAGGAGTCGCCTCCGTCGCCGCCATCTAACTTGTACACCTCGCACCTGAACGCCACGTGGAACATCACTGGTATGCAGACAGCGCCGCCAAACAGCGGCTCTATTTCTGGTGCCACATCCATTGGTATTGACGTTGTTCGAGTTACGCTGAACACCGTATTCGGTATCGCTCAGTACGACACGCTGACTTTTTCTGGCGTGACTGGCATGACATCGCTGAACGGCTCCTTCCGTGTTCAGTCGGTAAACACTGCGACAAATCAAATCACTGTTGCACTGAGCACAACACAGACATACTCGTCTGGAGGCACTTGGACTCGCAACGCGCCGTTCAACACTACCGGCATGGTCAAGCGCATCTACAGAACAGTAGGCACTAGCGGCACGTTCTTGTACGTTGGTGAAGTTCCTGTTGCCACTACCTCCTATGCAGACACAGTGCTGGCGGCAGACTTGGGTGAGCAACTGCCCACTGCGGATTCTTCCCCGCCACCAAAAAATCTGTCGAGCTTGATTAGCTTGCCTAACGGCTGTCTTGCTGGCATTGCTGGCAACGAACTGTGTTTCAGCGACCCGTACATGCCGTACTCGTGGCCTATCCGTAACCGCTACGCGTTCTCTGGCGTGGGCGTGGCTGCTATTGCAGCTAGCAACTCGGTCATCGTTTTGACTGAGACGTTCCCGATTCTGTACACAGGCTCTGACCCAGAGGCTATGAGCGGTAGTACGCTTGAGACGTACGCTCCCTGCGTTTCCAAACGTGGTGTTGTGGACATTGGTAGCGGAGCTATGTACCCCAGCTTCGACGGCTTGTGGCTGGTTTCGACTCAGCAGGTTCAGTGCATTACGCGCAAGCTCTACCGAGAAGTAGAGTGGGCACGCCTTAACCCATCCACGTTCGATGCGGCCTTCCATGACGGCCACTACTACGCCCACTACGAAGGTCAGGACAACACTCGGATTTTGGTGCTTGACATCAACGAGGCTGACAGTGTGGTTGAGGTGGATGAGACTGCTACGGCGCTATATAGAAACGACCTTGACGGTAAGCTCTATGTGGCCAAGGGTGAGATCATTTACGAGTGGGACGTTGACACTGGTCGCTACTACGAGAGTGATTGGCAGAGTGTGGACATGCAGTTCCCCGCACCAGTTAAGTTTTCTGCAGCGCAAGTCCACGCCGACTACAACGCCATTGTGCCTGTAGACACAAGCCAGATTGCTGAGAACGAGGCGCTTATTGCCGCCGGTGCTGATGCTGTGGCTGGCCACCTTAACGGTTTTGAGTTGCTTGCCTTTGAGGTCAATGGCAGCTATATTGAGCCAGTTGAGCTGGACACCGTCCGACAGGTGCAGTTCACGCTGTACGATGACGGCACTCCGATTTACACCAAGAACGTAACATCGGCAAAGTTCTTCCGCCTGCCCGCTGGCTTTAGCAGTGAGGTGTACTCGGTGGGGCTTAGCGCATCGGTGAAGGTGTACAGCGTTACGGTGGCAGAATCAGTGGCCGAACTTTCTCAGACTTCAGCATGACAAAAGCAGCTATCCCGTCAGTAAAAACAGGTCGCCCGGAGCTGGACCGGGCCCTGTCGTCCATCAAGCAGAACTTGGATGCCATAACTGCGCAGTCTAAGAACGTCACTAGGTTGACCCCGCTTGCACCGACGGCCACGCTGGCGGAGGTAATTACCCAGTTAAATGCTATTGTTGATAGGCTGCAGTAGGTCATAATCTCAGCATGGCACATTTAGTCTATGACCAAAAAGAGCGCATTGCCGCTTGGGTTGCAGCCAAGGTTAACCACAACGCTGACTGGGGTAGTTTCTATGCCCTCGGCGTTATGAGTGGTGACGACATCTTGGCCGGAGTGGTCATAAATAACTACAACGGCGCTAACGCAACGTGCCATATTGCCATCGCCCAGCAGACAAAACAGATCATCCCGCTGTTCCAAGCCGTATGCGAGTACGCATTTAGGCACTGCGGATTGAAAAGATTAACTGGCATGGTTCCCTCAAATGAGCCTAAAATACTGGCATTCGACAAACACCTTGGTTTTGAGGAAGAGTTTGTAATGAAAGACGGCGCTCCGGGCGCTGACATGCACATTTTGGTTTTGTGGCCTGACAACTGTCGTTGGCTGCGTAAGGAGTAAATCATGGGCGGTAAATCGTCACCACCACCAGATTACAGCGCAATGGCCGCTGCCACTGAGAAGGGCGTAGCCGTTGCTGAAAAGCTCGGCAATCGCCAGATGGATTTCGCGCAGCGTCAGTATGAGGAAATGAAGCCTCTGGCTGAGCGCGTTGCAGCCTCCCAGATGGCTGCTCAAGACCAGCAGATGAAGCAGGCGCAAGACTACTACGACTACCAAGTAGGTACGTTCCGCCCAGTTGAACAAGGCCTAGTGCGTCAAGCACAAGAGTTTGATACTGAGGCCTACCGCGAGCAGTTAGCTTCTCAGGCGGCTGCTGATGCAGCTCGTGCGTTTGGCACTGCGCAAGGCGCTACAAACCGTGATTTGGCTAGACGTGGCGTGGGCCCCGGCTCCGGTAATGCTCTGGCTATGGGCAACCAGAATGCACTGGCTTTGGCTTCTATGCGTGCAGGTTCTGCTACAGGCGCTCGCAATCAAGCCGAGCAGCTTGGCTGGGCTCGTAAGATGGACGTTACTGGTCTTGGTCGCGGCCTTGCTGGTGCTTCAAGCGGTGCCTACGCTGGCGCTACAGGCGCTGGCTCTGCCGGTCTGAACTCTGCCATGTCTGCTGGCAACCAATACAGCCAAGCATTTGGTCAGGGTGCTGGATACCAGATGGGTGGTGCTCAGATGGGCATCCAAGGTGCTGGTCAGATTCTCAACGCGCAAACTAGCGTGTACAACACCGATCAGAGTAAAGCTGATCCGTTTGCGTCTATTGTTGGTAT